TCCATATGATTTATTTTTATTCCTTTATTTTCAAATAATTGTATGTTTGATATACCTGCTTTCAATATTTTTCTATTATAAACACTCCAATTCAAAATACCACAATCTATTTTATAATCTTTATATTTTTCTTCTAATGATTTTTCTATTTCTTTGCATTTTTCAATAGTTGCCGGTAATTTTTCCGTATCCAATTCAATATTACCTTTCAATTCTCTATAATAAATAATTTTATTTATTTCATCTTTAAAAATTAAATCAATATCTTTTTTTTTATCATTAACAACTTGAACACCACAAGTTAATAATTCAAGATTTGAATTTGCTTTAATTAATTCTTTTGCTATAAATTCACCAAAATGACCAAATTTTATACAAATTGATTGTTCGCTTGGTTTTTCACCAAATAATAAATAAGAAATTGACCCATGTTTAGTATAAGTTAAATTATCTTTCAGTAATTTTTCAACCCATAAAATACCATCGTTTTTAACTTTATCAACCATTATATTATCCTTAAATCATAATATAATATTCATTTTTTATATCTAAAAAAGGATTTAAAGACATTCCGCAAATAACCCTTAAATCCTTTTTAGATATAATATAGATTTAATTTTTTATTATATTTTAATTTTGATAATAAAATGAATTTCTTTTTAAATATAATATATTTTTCATTTCCTTGCAAATAAATTTTTCTATTATATTTGATAGAATTATGAATTACTGATATTTTTTCATTTTTACCTCCTGTAATTTCTTTAACTTTAATATATACTAACATTATATCATTTGATTTAGAATAACATATATTACTTGTTGAATTATCTTTTTCTATTGGATTGAAGTTTTTTTCATTCCATTCAATATGTCCGCATTTTTCTAATTTATAACAATAATCATCATTTATAATTTTATCACTCCATGTTGATTTTAATAATGGACATGGTAAATTAACTTTTTCACTATCACATTTTAATTTATCAACTTTATATCTTGAATCATAATAATATTCTTCATTTTCATAATGAATACCGCAAATAACATGACCACAATTTATACAAGTATATTTATCATTTGAACCATGAATTATATAATCTAATTTATATTTTTTATCTTTATAATTAATATTATTTATATCATCGTCAATTGTTTCTTCGAAATCATTACCAATTAAATTTTTATATTCTCCTTTATCATTTTGTTTAAACTTATGAATAATTATAATATCAGGGTTTGAAATAGCTACTTCTCTGTTTTTATCTATTATAACAATCCCATCTTCATTTTCATATTTATAAAAAAATTTATTAGATATTCCCAATAAATTATAGAAATGTGAAATTATATTATAATAATTATTTAATAAACCTAAGTTATTAAGATTTGTTTTCATAAATACATTATCATCATTATGATTATTTAATATTGGTATTAATTTAGTATTATATATATATTCTATTAATTTTAAACCAATACTTCCCATATTACTTGATGTTATATTATGAGATGTTTGCGATGTTTTCTGTTTCTTACTTTTTTTGCTGCCGCTGCTTAATATTTCTATTTCTTTTTCATTTGATAATAAATCAATAACAACAGTATAAATAACTGAGTCTAAACCATAATTAATACCTGAATAACTATGATTTTTAATATTAATTAATATTTTCCTAATACTATTAGAATTTGCTGCATATTGCATAACAATATTAGATAAATATCCAAGTATTATTTCGTGTGATGTAGATTTAAATAAATTTAATATAAGTTTTTTTAATAATATTATAGGTTCTGTTTTTAATATTTTAAATAAATCGCAATCAGTTGAATAATTATCTTTATTATATATCTTATGTTTTCTTGTAATATTATCAATAATATAATAAATATATTTTGAAAAATCATTATCAACCTTTGTTTGAAAATCTTTTTCAATCAATAAATTTTTACTTCCATCACTATAAGATATTGCAGTAATCATTGAAATAAACCAACATATCTCACCATATTGAGGTAATGTAATATAATGTTGGTTAGGAGCTTTATATAAATCTTTTATAATAAGTATTACAAATTTAATATAATCAACAATTATAAAATAATCATCTGGTTTATCTTCATTTTCATAATCATCTAATTTTTTAATATTTATCTCTTGAAAAGATATATTATCTTTTGTATAACTATTATCTGATAATTCTGATTTTTTGATAGTTGTATAATCTATTACTTGAATATTTTGATAAGTATTTTTTACATCTAAAATATCACTGTTAAATGAATATAATAAATATGAATAATATAAATCATTTAATAATACACTATTAATTTCTTGATAATTAGGCGGTTTTATAGTTGCTTTAATTTTTTCAATAATAAAATTATTAAAATCTTTAATTTCATCTTGTTGTTTAAATTCTATTATATTTTTAATATAAGTATTATTTGCATAAATAAAAAAACAAAATTTATATAATAAATTACATAATAAAATATTTATTTCTATCTTATTATAAAAAATATCATCTGGAAAAGTTTTATAATAATTATAATTATTGTAAAGTTGTTTAATTTCTTCGTCAATTGGATTTATAATATCTCTCATATAATAGTTTTCAATCTCTTCAATAGAAAAATCTTTAAATCTAAGATATTTATTATGTTTTAAATAATTTTCTTTATTTATAGTATAAATTTTATAATCAATATCATTTATTTTTGTTTTTAATTTTGAAAAATTTATATTTAATTGTTCTAGTGATAAAACACTCATATCTAATTATATATATATAAAAGATTTAAGGACGTTTACAAATAATCCTTAAATATAATATAAATACCATAATATTTTTTTTGATTTGATAATATTCATTTTTTCTAAATAATAATTATTAAGTTTTTTATTTAATAAATATCTCTTAAAAAAATTTTGATTTATTATTCTATTTCTAATTCTTCTTAATGTAAAATTATAATTAATAATTATTTGATTTCTGTAATTTTCATATGATACATTAACAAATGCTTCAAATTCATCAAAATCTTTAATATAACGTTCAATATCCATTATTGTCTCTTTAATTGAAAATGATTTAAAGACATTCATATAACCCCTTAAATAGATTTATATAAAAAATGATAATTTTGAATTAATGATTATCATACAAAATCAATAATATGGATATTGAAGATATTGTTATAAAATCAAAAACATCTGAATTAACTATTGAACAAATTGAAATATTAAGAAATGAATTAATTAAAAATAATTTTGATTCAACTTTTAATTTTATTAAAGATATTAAAAAACAATATAAATTTAATTGCAGTAAAATTGATTTAATCAAAGTTTATAATCAACTTGGTTACGAAGATTATGAATTAAAAAAAAAATTAATCAAAAAAATTCAAAAATCTCAATCTGGTATTATTAGTGTTACTGTTCTTACTAGTGGTACTCCAGAATATACTAATGCTAATGGTGAAAGAGTTAAAGGAACTTTTAGTTGTCTTCATAATTGCTCTTTCTGTCCTAATGAAAAACCATCAGAAGCTAATAATTGGACACAACAACCAAAAAGCTATTTATACACTGAACCTGCCGTTTTAAGAGCTAATCAAAATGATTTTGACCCTATCAAACAAATGAATTCAAGAATATCTTCTTTAAGTCGAATGGGACATCAAATTGATAAAATTGAATTATTAGTTCTAGGAGGTACATGGAGTGAATATCCTAAAGAATATCAAGAAGAATTTATTAGAAAACTTTATTATGCTGCTAATATTTATTATGATGATATTAAAAGAAATATTTTAACATTAGAAGAAGAAATTGCTAATAATGAAATTGCTAAAATTCATATTATTGGTTTAACTCTAGAAATGAGAAGTGATAGTATTTCTTTAAATGAAATTAATAGATTAAGACGTTTTAATTGCACAAGAGTTCAATTAGGTATTCAACATACCAATAATGAAATTTTAAAAATGAATAATCGCGGCGAATCAGTTGAAAAAACTATTAAAGCAATTAAATTACTTAAAAATAATTGTTATAAAATTGATGGTCATTTAATGCTTAATTTATATGGAAGCTCAGTTGAACAAGATGAAATTATGTTAAATCAAATTTTATATAATCCTGATTTACAATTAGATCAATTGAAAATTTATCCGTGTGCTGTTGTGCCATTTACAAAAATAAAAGAATTATATGATACAGGTATTTATAAACCTTATGATGATAAATATTTATATGATTTAATTAAAAATTTTAAGATTAATATTTCTAAACAATTTAGAATTAATAGAATTATTAGAGATATTTCAGGTCATTATATTGAAGGTGGTTATTCACAACAATTTGCAAGTATTCGCCAAAATTTAGAAAAAGATATGAAAACTAATAATTGGTGTTGTAAATGTATCAGATGTAGAGAAATTAAAGGTAATATTATTGATGAAGAAATCAAATTAGATATTATGGAATATAAAGCAAGTGAAGGTAATGAATATTTTATATCATTTGAAACTTCAAAATATTTAATTGGTTTTATTAGATTAAGATTAAATTTTAATTTTGATAATGTTTTACCAATTCTTAAAAACACTGCTTTAATTAGAGAACTTCATGTTTATTCAACTTTATCAAATGTAGGATCAAAAGATATATATTCATTACAACATAAAGGATTTGGTACAAAATTAATTGAAAAAGCAGAAGAAATAGCACAATCATTTGATTTTAAAAAAATTGCTATTATTGCTGGTACAGGTGTTCGCAATTATTATAAAAAATTCGGATATACATTAGAAGATACATTTATGATTAAAAAATTCTAATCATCTGATTTAAAAATTCTTAATTCATATAAATATCCTTTAAAACTATGTTTTTTTAATTTATTTTGAAGATTTTCACCTTTCCTATTAAGTGTATCATCCACCCTTTTTTCATCAAAAGTTCTCATATCATATGCATTTCCCAAACATTCTAATATTATTGGATCATCTTTATTTTCATTATAAATAAATTTTGTTGATATATCATATGGATTTTTTAACTCTGAAACTCTTTTATTATTATCACTTACTAGATATTTATCAGATATTTGATCATCATTAATAATATCTGTTTTTTTTGTAGTCGTAAAAACTAAATTTGCATTATCAGAACCATTAATTTTAATAACTTCTTCTTTTTCTCTAGCTAAAAAATTCATATAATTAACGTTACTTGCATCACTTATATTACTAAAAAGTATTTTAGTATTTATTTTTATTTTTTTATATGAAATTTTTGTTTTAAATAATAACATATGTTGATCATAAAAATAAATTGAATAATTATTATTATTATCTAATTTAAATTCTGGCATATGTACAAAATCATACATTTTATATATTAAATCATTATTATTACCAGATTGATCATATAATGTTGCAACACTTGAAGCTTTAATATTAAAAAACTCATTATAATATACTTTTTTATTATTAATCATTGTATATAATTCATTAGTTTTATAATCATTATAAAAGTTTGCTGTTCTTTTTCCGTTCTTATTTTCTCTATCCGTATTAATTTCTTCTCTTGTAGCATTTGTTAATCTTAATATTGGTCCTTTATAATTTGGATTTATTAATGTTGTTGCATATGCACCTAAAATATTATTTGCATTATTATATCCTGAATATAATATAGTATCAAAACTATTTAATTTAACTCCTACATTTAAATTACTATCAATTTTAGAATATTTAAATATTGGTGTAATTAAATTACTATTAGCTATAATACTATTATTTTTATCATAATATTTAATATTAGTTTTATCTAAATCTAATATATATTTACCTTTTTCATTTGGTTTTATGTTTAATAAACATTGTTTAGGATAATTAATAACTGCATTAATATTATTATCAATTTTATTATAATCTGAATTATAATATGCATTTTCATTAAATTTTAATAGTACTGTTTTAGGTTCAATTATACTTAATGTTTTATCTTTATCATACGTATTAAAATTAATATGAAATATATTATCACTTCGTCCTATATTTATTTCATCTCTATCTGTTAAAAATTCGTCATATTGATTTTTACCAGTAGTTATATATGATACTGAATTTGTAATTATACCCCAATTATATTTATATTCATTTGGTATTAAATTATTAATATATTCATTTATAGTTCTAAATATATTATTAGATTGAGGCATAGCTAAATATTTATCATCCTCCATTTTTAATATAGAATTCCCATATTCTGATGTATTAGATATTGATGTTCTATTACTATTTAAACCAGAAATTCCTTTAGTAATACCAACAATAACTAAAATTATAAATAAAATAACAAATAATGCTTTAATTATTGCCCCTTGACCAGCAGTTGCAATCATTTTAAATATAAATTTAACATTTGAAGTCATATATTTTAAAACAGCAAACATACCTTTTAAAAATCCTACAATAATTATAACTGAATATTTCCCAAAATTACTAGCATTTTCTATAAATTGCTGATTTTTTTTTTGTTGTAGTTTATCTTCATTTAAATTATTTTTTTGTTTTTTGTAATAATTTTCACTTGCTTCTTTTTTAATTTCATTAAATTGATTTAGATCTTTTTCTGCTGCTTTTAATTTATCGATATATGATGAATTTATACCTATTATATCATCATCGTTTACTCGATATAATTGTTCTTTTAATAATGGACCTGTCATAACTGGATCAGAATATATATAACCTCCTTTTAATGCTTTTCTTTTTCGCATATTTTTCTATTTAATATAAATAAATGAAATTATTAATTATAATTTTGTCGATAATTATAATAATTTATGCTTATTGTTATTATATATTTCCAAATGAAATATCAATATTGCAAACTGATTTAAGCAATTTTAATTTTAATTTATTAACATCGAGACAGCCAATTGTAATATCTGATTTTATTCAAGAACCATCTGAAGTTATTAAAAGTTGGTTCAATTATAATATTATTAATTCAAATATGAATGATGATAATAAACATAATGATTGGATACATAATAATTATAAATATTTATTTATAAATGCTTATGATGATACAGAAGTAATCATATATAAAGCAGAAATAACAAAAATAAATCCAAAACAAGAAGATAATATCATTATAATAAAATTATTAAAAAATCAAAGTTTAATATTGCCTTTTAAATGGAAATATTATGCAACTAATATTAATAAATTTGGTATTGATGATTTAATTACTTTTTCTTTTGGGCGGCTTTTTTAATTACTTTACCACCAATTGTTTCACCTTTTAAATCATTTAAATAATCATCTTCAATTAATTTCTTATGATTATTCCATTCTAATAATAATTCTTTCAATTCTAATTCCCAAATTTTAGTAATAGACATATCTTTAAGATCATTAATTTTAGTTTTAAGTTTAATAACATCTTTTTCTAAATTTTCTTTTTTCTCTAATGTTAATTGTGAAATAGGCATTCTTAATAAATAATCATAACTATCATCATATTTATAATATTCTAATTTTTCTAATTGTTCTTCAATATCCTTAATTTTAATATTCATAATAATAATATTTCCACCAATAATATCAATAATAAATTTAATTTTTGCAGAAATTAATTTAAATTCATCTTCCATAATCTCTAATTGTTTTGTTTTTCTTTCATAATATTTAGTTAATCTAATTTGAAACCATTCTTTAATAATTGATGTTGTTGTATTATATTTTTTAATAGAACCTTTTTCTGAAAATAAATGCATATTATTTAAACTTAAATTTTTAGTTGAAATTAGATTAAATTCTGTTAAAAATTTAGGTTCTAATTCACTTTTATAACCATCATTAATTTTTAATATAAATTTAACATTCTTTGCCGTATAATGATTTTCAAATGATTTTAAATATTGATTATTATTTATAATTAATTCTTCTAAATATTCTTTATAATTTTCTGTCCAGGTTCCAATTGGTAATTCTGTAATTTCAATTGTTGTATCATTAACCCATTTATAAATACCTTTACTATTATAATTACCTTTTTCATTTTTGCTAATTTCTCCCTTAAATCCTAAATAATAAGGAGTTAAATCTTCAATTTCTTTTTCATTAAGTAAAATTTCTGTTTTTTGAATATCATTAATATTAAGAATTTTACCAATATCATTATCAATTTTACAAATAATATCTAAATAAATATTAATAATATCAGATGGATTATATTGTGCAATATTTGTAGAATATCCTGTCCCAATTCCAATACCCCCATTAACTAAAATCATTGGTATAATTGGGATATAATATTCTGGTTCAATTGATAGACCATCCTCATTTAAATAATTTAAGATTGTATTGTCTTCTTCCTTAAAAATTAATTTTGTTAATTTTGATAATAATGTATAAATATATCTTGGCGATGATGAATCTTGACCGCCACTAATTCTTGAACCCATTTGTCCTTTTGGTTCTAGTAAATTAATATTATTAGTTCCAACAAATATTTGTGCCATACCAATAATTGCTTCTTGTAATGAATTTTCTCCATGATGATATGCAGTAACTTCACTTACATTTCCAGCCAATTGTGCAACTTTTATTTCATTTGTATATAAATTTCTTTTTAAGCAAGCAAATAAAATTTTACGCGTACTTTCTTTAAGTCCGTCGCAAATATGAGGGATACTTCTTTCTAAATTTCTATTACTAAAATGAATTAAATCTTTATTAATAAATGTTTCATATGTTATTGATTTTTCTGTATAATCTAAAACATCATATTTATCATAAGTTGATAACCATTCTTTTCTATCATCTGCTCTTTTTTTATTAAAAGCTAAATCTATTGAACTATCCGAATTTTCAGTATAATTATATGTAATTTGTCTCATTTCTTTAAAATATTCTTTTGCTTCTTGGTCAGTTGATGTTCCAAGTCCTTTATAATATTTAATTTTCCATTGTGATTTTTTATCTATTTTATCATTCCAAGTTTCATAATCACTCATATTATAAAATGAAATAATTTCTTTTGTTGAACTATTTGTTGCTTTAATAATAGGTGTTAGCATCGATGTTAAGAACCCCTCATATTTATATAAAGAATTCCATAATGTTTGAAATACATTAAATAATAAACCTTTAATATGACTACCATCATGATCTTGATCTGTCATAATCATAATTTTACCATATCGTAATGTTTCTATACCTTTGCTATAATCTTTATTTTGTTCTAATCCTAATATTTTTTTAAGATTTGTAATTTCATTATTATCTGTAATTTTTTGCAATGTAATATCTTTAACATTAATAATTTTTCCTTTAAGAGGATATACTCCATATTTATCTCTTCCTACTACACTTAATCCAGAAATAGCCATTGTTTTTGCTGAGTCTCCTTCAGTTAAAATTAATGTACATTCCTTACTGTCCTTAGTTCCTGCTAAATTTGCGTCATCTAATTTGGGCACAATAATTTTATTAACTTTTTTTCCATCAGTTTTAACTAATTTTTTTTGTTCAACAACGTCAGTTGCACTCAATGCCAATTCAATTATACCTGATTTATATAATTTTTCATAAAATTTTTCAGATAATTCACATTTTGACCCAAATTTAGCAACTAATGTTGTTAGGGTTTCTTTTGTTTGACTGTCAAAAGTAGGATTTTCAATTGTTGATTTTACAAATATAAATAAATTTTCTTTAATATGTTGTGGTTTAATTGTTTTTTTCTTTTTTGCCAATGTCATTTCAACTAATTTTTTTGTTATAGCATTTGTTATATATTCAACATGACGACCACCTCTAATTGTATTAATACCATTAACAAATGACATTTGTTCAAATATTCCACTTTTACTTATAGCAACTGATACTTCCCATCGTTCATTAACCATTTCATAAAATCGTGGTTGAATAGCTTTAGTATCTAAAAATAGATCTGTATATTTTTCAAAATCCTTAATATTAATTTTCTTTTCATTAAAATAAACATTTACAGATGCATCAGTACAAGCTGAAACATCATAAACACGTCTTTTAAATAAATTATAAATATCATCAGTCATATTAGTCAAACCAAATTTTTCATAATCTGGTAAAAATGTAATTTTAGTATATGATTTTTTCTGACAACTTTTAATATCTGGAACTTCTTTATTTGTTAAATTTTCTGTAAATACTTGTTTATAAATCTTTTTACGTGTGCTATCAATTGTTTCAATTGTAAATGATTTTGAAAATATATTTGTTAATTTAATACCTAAACCATTAACACCACCAACAATTCTAACCTCATCATCATTATAATTAGATGAAGTTAATAATTCACCAAATATTAATTCAGGTATCCAACAATCATAATCATTATGTTTGATAATTTCAATACCCATTCCATCATTGAATATTTCAATAATACCTGTTATTTTATCAATATTAATTTTAATATTTTTAACAACATTTAAATTATCTTTTCTTGTTCTTACTGAATGATCAATTGCATTAACAATTGCTTCATCAAATATTTTAAATAAACCAGGTATAAATGTAATATTTTGTTTAATTACTTTATCAGTATCATCAATTATATAAGTTTCAATTGTATTTGGATCGATTGTTCCAATATACATTGATGGACGGCTATAAATATGACCTCTAAGTTCATGTTTTTTGTATTTTCTATCTACTTCAGTTGCCATTATTGATTATTGGTTGAATTATTTATATGATTTTTATCAATTTTTTTTTGATAAAAATTAAAAGTAAAAATAATAAAAAATGATTTAATATTATTTTAAAAGTCTATTATCCAAGATTAACGATGGACCAAGTAGCTTGTTTTATTAATTATAATAAATATACTATCATAGGATGTTATGCATTTTTTCAGCATAATATAATTGATGAAGAATGTTATAATGGTGGTTTATATTCAATCGCAAGTCATATTTCAAAAAGTTTGAAATTCTTTCTTCAAGATAATGTTCGTGATATTGAAATTTATGATAATCAAGAATCACCAATTGTTTATTTCAAATATGGAATGAAACAAGGAAATGTCATGGAGGTTAAAGGACTATGCGGTAATTACTTCTGGCTTGTAAAGATCTTTGACACAGTCATCTAATGTAAATAACTGTTATATATATCAAAATTATTTTTTTGATATTATAATATGTATTAATTTTTAAATAATTAAATAAAAATTGATTAATGGTTTTTATATAATTATTGTGTCTATATAAAAAGATGGATGAAGTTTGCAAATATATCAAGTCTGTTTGTGATGATGGTTATGAAGCTACTCCATATTTTGAATTTGATTATGCTGAAGACATTGATTGGAAAATGGATGATTTTATCAGTTATATATGCGATAAATTGAAATATCATCTAGGAGCTGATTTATCCAGCATTTCAAGTTCGATTGATGATGGGCGTGTTAGTGTAATGTTTGCATACAAAGGGACAGAATGTGTTGTTTATGAGACGTACAATTCTAGGAGCTATCACTACTGGGTTGTGTCGTTCTGAATAACAGGAAATGAGTTATAGATGTCAAAATTAAGTTTTTGGCATTTTTTGCTTTTTTTATATTTACTTAAAATATACATAAATATAAAGTAAATATTTAAAAAAATGATTTATAAAGATTTTATTAATTTTATCATTCAAAAAAGATGAACAAGATTTGTGATTTTCTTATAAGTTATTATAAAGACAATGGTATAACTGATAAAAAATCAAGAAGTACAGTGAAATGCAAAAAAGAAAATAAAATGTCTAATAAACAACTTGTTCAGCATATATTCAAAGAATTGAACGAACGTCTAAAACCGTGTGTATCAGATATTGAAATATGTAAAACACCTACTCGAAAATCAATTACTTTTATGTATAAAGAAAATTTATGTGAAATCTATATCCTTGAGTATAATCAAGATAACATTTTCTGGGTTCTCGAGTATTATTGATGTAAAGTTTTATTTAAAAATGCCAAAAAAAATCTTTTTGGCATTTTTAAATATATTTAATATATCCTATCATATATATAAATTAAAGAATATTAAATTTGATTTAGGAAAAAAGATTTTATTTCACCATTTATATATAGAAAAACAAAATATTCAAATGATTTATATGAAATAATTTAAACAAACTATTTTATATAAAACATCTATATATATAAAGTTCCTAATATAATTAAATCTTCAAATGATGTAATATATTTTGGTTTAGATTTTGTAATAGCAATATGGGTAATGAACTAGGGGATATAAATAACATTTTCAATAAAAATTTTTGCGAAAACAATTAAATATTAAAAACCGTTAAATACATTTAATATTGATACTGATAAATTGAAAAAAATAAAGAAAAATATATTTGAATGGGACCCAAAAGAAGCTTTAAAAAAATAAAAAATGATATTTTTTCAATATAAATAATAATAATACAAAAAATATGTCTTTTATTCCTATTTATATTAAAAATTATTATTCTTATAAAGAAAATGAGTGTATTATGCACTATATTGATTTAATTGATTATAAAGATATAAATTTTATATTATCTCAATTTAATGATAATAAATTTATATTATTAAAAGAAAAAAAAATAATTGGTAAAAATGTTATCCCATTTTATTATAATAAAAGAAGTGGTGATATTATGATACATTTATCTAAATATATAATAATAACATTTTATCCAAAAATATAATTGAAAATACCAAAAAATTAATTTTGGCATTCATATGATTTTTGACGACTACTCCCAAATTCGGATGACCTCATTCATTTCGTGAAGCCATTCAGAATATTCCATAATCATAAAGAACCGATAATGATTATCATGACAATGTTCATATTCTGAATCGAAATGTGTTTCGTAAAACTCTGCTGCATCTGTATAATACATGCTGTTGTGGTGATTGATTGTATTTGGCATTTTGACACAATAAATTATTTAAAAATATAAAATCACTTTTTATTTTTATTCTATAATATTAAAACAAAAATAAATTTTATCTAAATTTTAATTTTGTCTAATATTTCTTCAGCAATTTCTTGTATAGTTTTATTATTTACATTAATAATAATAATATTTAAATTATTTTCTAATGCTTTTTTATAAGTTTCTTCATGTAAATTATGAATTTCTGTTAAATAATCTAATGTTATATTTAATTCATTATTTCTACCTCTATAATTTATACGTTCTAAACATTTATTAGGTGATGAATGTAAATAAATATATAAATTGGATTTCCATATAGTATCTGTTTTATTATACATTTCATTTAAAACATTATATTCATCTTCATTAATGTTATTATTATTAAAATCATTTTTATTAAAAGTATTTCTAATAAAAAATGGACTTCTTTCCATTAATATAATTGATTTATTATCTTTTTCTTGAATCCATGCCCTATCTAACCACACTTTAATTTGAAAATTAAAATAACCAGTTTTTGATAAATAAATATTATCTAAAAATGGTTTCCATTTTTCAATTGGTTCTAAGTCAATTTGAATATTTTTATATTTATGTAAATAATTTAAAACAGATGTTTTTCCACATCCAATATTTCCATCAATTGTATATATAGTCATTATAATTATTTAAATATATCTAAATTTTTATTTGATTTTATTATTTTATTAATAGAGGCAATATTTAATGTTATTCTTGATGTTTTTAATTCTTTAAAAAAACAATTTATATGCATATAAATTAATTTTAATAAAGAATTATTAATAGTACTTGATGATTTTAATTTATAATAATTTAATATTTCACGTATTTTATTCATAAATATATCATTAATAGTATAACTATTTCCCCAACCACCACCTATTTGTGGTCTTAATATTCCTGATGCAAAATCAATATTTAATATATCACCAATTGCATTATTTGACTGATATATACCACTATCAATTCCATAATATTCTGATGGCATTCCAGTATTTCCACCAGTCATTTTATGATTACATTTATCATTAATATATGATTTTACTAATGTCAATGTTTGTTTTTTTATTGTATCAGAATTATTAATCATAGTTATAATTGATGCTACTGAAACAATATTAAATATTAAAGTTTCTATATATTTACATAATAACTCATGTATATCTTTTGTTTTATCTTTAGCTAATGATAATTTATATTTGGCAACTAATTCTTTAATAGTAGGTAAAAAATTATTCATATCTTTTCTATAAATTAAGAAGATAAAAAGAATGAATATCAATAATTTAATGAAAATTGATTATAATATTAATGATATATGGATACCAACAAAAATTAGAAATGGTAGAGTTGATATAATAAATAACATCAAAGGTTCTACAAAAATTGTTAAAGAATCAATATTGAATGAAAATAATGTTAATTCTATTTCTCAAAGTTTAACAAATACTTCTTTATCCCTTAAATTTTTTTCAAAAGAAAATATTAATATTATTCAAACTTTAATTAAAAAAGGTGTTTATTTTAATAGTAATAATAAATATATAATATCAAATCAAAATGAACAAGAATTAATAATAATTATGAGATCATTTTATTTACAATATGGCAAAAATTTACCTAATAATATTAATGAACAAATAAATGAATTAAATAATAAGACAGTTGAATGGGCTATTGAAAATATTATAAGTAATATTGAACAATATATTAGTTATAAAAAAACTTGTAGTACTTTGCCTATGCCATTAGAAAGAGCACAATTACCATCTCAAAAAGGAACAAAAACACTTGAAATAACAAAAACATATATATAATGGTATTAAAAAATCAAAATAAAATCATTTATATAATTAGAAAGTATTTTTATAATGGTTGATAAAAAATCAAATGAAGTATTAACAGATTATGATATTACTATAAATTCAATACATCAAGAAAATATGTTTAAAGGTACCATTGCCATTTGTATTGTATATGCTATATTTGCATTTATTTTAGTTTCAGCTGCATATTTTTCTGATAATATTCGTGAATTATTATTTGATAAATTTTTACCTTTCACATTAGTTTATATTATTGGTACAATTGTAATAATTATGATATTTATTTATTATATTGTATCATTTGTACCTAAAAAAGTTGATAAAAATAAAATAGATGATAGTATTTCTTGTCCAGATTATTGGAAATTAGAAATATTAGATGATAAAGCTATTGACAAAAGTTTTGATATAGCAACTTATAACAAAAAACTATTTAAATATAGATGTGTAATGGATGATGCTGTGTTTAATAAAGGTGCAATTTATAAACAAGATAAAAAAAATAAAACAAATGAACAATATAGATTAGGTAATAAACCTGCATTTATTACAAATAAAGGTGAAGCTAGTGGTAATAATGGTGATACTTTAGCAACTAATTATAATGATCTTTTACCAGCTGATCAAACTAATTTAAAAAATTTTTTAGATAATGCTTCTCCAGAGAATGATAAATATTATTATTTATATAAAAATCTTAATGCTTATAATAATGCAAATTTAATTTATACAAATAATAGATATATTTCAAAGAATATTATAAATGATTTAAAAAATTCTACTTTAATTATGAATAATTATAAAATTGAACAAACAAGTGATAAAGCTAATCCTAAATATGTTGATATTACTAACAATGGAGCTAATATACATCCAAATACACTAAATGCATTAGACTCAAGATTTACTACTAATTATTATAATTCACCTCCTATTTTAACTTGGGCAACATCTAATGCACATAATAGCCCAAGTTTTAGTGCTTATAATAATAGTCGTTTAACTCAAGCATCTGATATCAACACATATACATCAACTGTATATGATTGGAGGACTATGGATAATAAAACAACTTCAGGATATATTTATGCAATTGATTTTACATATAAAGCAGGTAATAATTTTGTATTATTAGGTGAAATTAATGAAGATTCTAATAATAATATATATTTTAACGGCAACACATTAATAAACGTTCCTGCAAGTGTTTTTACACAAAAAATAAATAATAATATATATTATTTTGATGATACATATATAATAAGTTCTCATCCAACAGCTAATATATCTATAGAAACAGCAAATGGATATAAGAAAGGTCCTAAAGTTAGACTATTTCATAAGACAGAAAGACAACCTGAAATTTTATATAAAGATTTAGAAAAAGAAAATATTCCTTTAGTATGTAGTGCTGTTTATCCCTCATTTCTGGCATCTAATGAAGATAAATATGCAGAAAATAATACTTTAAGATGTGCATATTCAAAAATTTGTAATATACCATGGAGTGATTTACACTGTAATGAAATCGTTTTACAATAAAAATATATATAAACAATTAATAATCTATTCTTAAATAATGACAAATTATATTAGAGGTGATTTATTATTATACACAAATAAAGGTTTGAAAAGATTAGATAAATTATCAAAACTTGATTTAATTAATGGAAATAATATTGATGAAATAGCTAAACATAATTTAAAAGGTTATTCATATTTATTTAAAATAAAAACATTACATAATATTGATAATTATTATCTAAGTGGAAATAATAAAATATATTGTATTCAAAATATACCATATGATTTAAAAATAAAGGATTGTCCAAATTTTATTGAAGATAATAAAAGAATATGTATGCCATCATTTATTAATGTGAATGAATTAACAGATTTTGATTATATTGGATATCCTATTATTAATAATGATGAAAGTAATGATGAAAGTAATGATGATAAATATAGATTTATTGGATTAATATTATTAGATCAATTTATATTTAATTTAAATAATAATATTAATATAAATACTATTGGATTTTTAAATAAATATTTGCATAATAATAATATTCCATTTGAAATATTTAATAATAATATTACAACAACAATAAAAATTAATATTACTGATAAAACAATAAAACAAGAAGAAATTTTAAATTTATCTTCAGAAAATATTAAAAAAATAGTTAAAGGTTTTATTGAAATAAATTCAGTTATTAATACAAATGATAAGACTGTTTTTTATTTCTTAAAAAATCTATTTATGAAGATTGGTATATTATTAAATGCTAATTATATTAATAATAATTATGTAATAAAAATTCCACAATCACTAGAAGAAACAGAAAAAAATTATTTCATATATGATAATTATATTTGGTCTAAAATTAAGAAAATTGGTAAAAGTGATAAATATTTTGGTCATTTATATACAATTAAAATGGCAAATAATAATAAATATTTAACAGAAGTTGGAGTTATTTCATAATAGCTTTTATAGTAGGATGAAAATTATAGTTAATTAATTCAAAATCTTCAAATTGTAATTCTTCAATCCATTTTATTTTTTCAGTAATTAATAAATTATTATCAATTTCTTTTTTAATATTAATTGATGGAAATTCATATGGTGTTCTTTCTAATTGTATATTTAAAGGTTCAATATGTTCATCATAAATATGACAGTCGCAAATACTAATAGCAATTTCTTTAACTTTAAAACCTGAAACTTTTGCAATAATATGTGTTAATAGAGCAGTTGATGCAATATTAAAAGGTAAACCTAAAAATAAATCACTAGAACGCATATACATCATACAACTAATTTCATCATTATTTTTAAAGAAATTATATAAAATATGGCAAGGAGGTAAAGCTTGTTCATTTAATTGGCAAGGGTTCCATGCATTAATAATAATACGACGACTATTTTCAAGTTGTATTTCTTCTAATAAATATTTTAATTGATCAATTTTGCCATTAAAAGAACGCCATTGATAACCATAAATGGGACCTAAATATCCTTCATCATAATTATAAAAACCATTAGCATCTAAAAATTCTCGTGATGAATTACCTTTCCAAATATTAACACCTTTTGATTCAAGTTCTTTTGAATTAACTGAACCTCTTAAAAACCATAATAATTCTTCAACAATACCTTTAAAAAACATTTTTTTAGTTGTTAATAATGGAAATTTATTAGAAATATCAAATTTAAGTAAATGTGCAAAATGAGAATAAGTTATGCCATTTCTGGTTTTTTTTTTAATACCTGTTTTTTTAACTAAATTTAAAAAATCTAAATAATTTATTTCATCTGATATTGACATATATATATAAATAAAAAATGAACTTATATTTATATATATATTAAAATTAAAAAATGCAAACAGGAATTATATCATTTGGAGATAGAGTAGCATGGAATATAAAATGTAATAATATTAAAGATATAATATTAAATGAATTATTGAATTTATATAATGTTAGAATTATTCAAAAACATTATTATAATATTGATGATACTAATATTAAATATATTTCTAAATTACCACATTTAATATCATTACGATCTAATGGTAATAGATATTACATTTATTTTAGTTTATATAATGATACACCAATCATTTATTTTATTGATATGAAAATTCACACTGGATATGAAAAACCAAGGATTATATTAGCACGTGGTTTATTTGATATATCTTTATTTAAAAATACTTTATTGGAAGGTGAAATGATAAAAACTAATGAAAATAAATGGATATTTATAATAAATGATATAGTTGCATATGAGGGTAAAAAATTGGATGATATGATTTTGCCTGACAGATTAAAAATAATATATAATATTTTAGATAAAAAATATACAGCTGATAATATTTGTGATGTATGTTCATATAAAGTTAAGAGTTATTATTATTTATCAAAAAAATCATTGAATGAGTTAATGAAAATTTCAAAAGAATTAAATTATACATCAAGAGGAATATATTTTTCATCATATTATTTAAAACATAAACCTAAATTATTTAATTTTAATGATAATATTATTGTTTCTGTTCAAAAGAAAGTTAAAGATACAACAGAATTTAAAGAATTAGTTAAAACTGAATCACAATCACAATCACACTCACAAACATCAATAATATCAACATCAAATATTATAACATCTTTAAATAAATCATATAGTGATTTATGGATATCAAAAACTGATGATCCTGATATTTATAATATTTATGATAATCATAATATTTTAACATCTAATAAATTAGGAATAGCATTTATTGCATCACTTCAAGATAGTATTAAAATGAGAAATGTATTTAAAGAAAAAAGCACAACAATTACAATAAAATTTAAATGTAATTATAATGAAAAATTTAAAAAATATCAACCAATTGAACAAATTATATAAAAAATGAATAGTTAATATAATAATAATAACAATAAATAAAATGGATGATATATCGTGTATAAAATATTATGCGGTTGCTCACGGTCATAATATAGGAATTTATAATAATTGGGATGATTGTAAAAAAAATATTAATAATATTACAAATCCTATTTATAAAAAATTTGCAACAGAAGAAGAAGCAAAGGATTTTATTGATGAATATACTAATACTATTTATATTTATACAGATGGAGCATGTCATAATAATGGTTCAAAGAATGCAGTTGCAGGAATTGGAGTTTATTTATCAAAAGATAATAAATTAAATATATCTCAAAAATTGGAGGGTATCAATTTAACAAATAATATTGCAGAATTAAAAGCAGCTATTGAAGGTATTAATATTATTAAAAAGATGGATTATAAAAATAAAGTTATTGTTACTGATTCTGAATATGTTATTAAATGTGCAACAACTTATGGAGATAAATTAGTTATAAATGAATGGGTAAGTAAAAAAACAAAATTACCACCTCCAAATGTAGAATTAGTTAAGAGATTATATGAATTAACAAAAAAATATAATATTAAATATAAACATATTGCTGCTCATACAAATAATAAAGATAAACATTCAATATCTAATTATTATGCAGATAAATTAGCTAATGAATGTATTGAAGATCCAACAGCAGTAAAAAAAGAAAGAGATACAAAAATTTATTTAAATGTTTCATATGATCAAAAAGATGATGCGAAAAGTAAAGGTGCAAGATGGGAACCAGCTAAGAAAAAATGGTATATTTTAGATTATAATCCAAATAAAAATGAATTACTTCAAAAATATTCTAAATAAAATATTTACCAATATTTGCACCAATATCTTTGATGCAATATTAAATTAAATTATTGTAAAAACTTAATAAAAACTAATCCAACAATACAGAATAATAAAATACCCCAAATTGTATCTTTAAATCCATCATAATAAGTATAATTTTTAAAATATGTGCAACAAGTAAAACTATAAGTGCCATAAACAGCTAATCCAAATAAAAATCCATATAAAATAGTAATTAAATATTTATTTGAGTTTTTTTGTTCTTTAATTTCATATAAAATAAATTTTAAATATAAATATAAAGCAATACCTAAACAAATATATGAAATAATTATAGGTGGATATTTTAATACAAATGGTTCTTTTTGAATTTTCTTTAATACTGTTAAATAATAATTGAAATTAGTTGAAATCCAAATACCATCTAATATTATAAATAATAGTAAAGAAATTATGAATGATATAAAAAAATTCATCTATTATTAGTAGATATTATTATATAAATGAAAGGAGGTAAAGAAATTAGTCAGGGATATAAAGGAAAAACATTTGATTTATATAATGATGATGATAATATTGATTTTTATACGATGTTAAAAAATGCTAAACCAGAAATAATAACTTTATATGGATTAAATATAAAAATAAAGACAGAGAATGAATATGAAAATATATTAAAAAATTTAAAAAATAAGAAAAATTATATTGTTAAAAAATTTAAGAGAGGTAATATATTATTGGGAAATGCTAAACATAATTTTACAAATGAATTTAAATCAATAAAAAAATTATCTGGAATTTATAAAAATAAATTAAGTTATTATACATCATTAACTCCAATATTTAAATATAATGATAATGATATATATGCTATATCATATGGTTATTATTATTTTATATTTCAAGAAAAATGTCATAAAACAGTTGAAAATATAAATTTTACGCAAAAAGAATTTAATAAATTCATAGATGATATTTATGAAAGTTTATTAATATTACAAAAAAATAATTTTTTACATAATGATATTAAAGCTGATAATATTATTTATTGTGATAATCATTATAAATTAATTGATTGGGATTTAGGATATATTAAATATATTTCTTTTAAAAGCTTTATAAAAGGTTCTGGTGGTAATTTTATGTTTAATCATCCGATAAAATTTTATAATTTAGGATTATCATTATATATATATAAATTCTTTTTTACATTTTTCAAAAATTTTAATAATCATAATAAATGGTTATATAACTTAAAAGAATTTGAAATAATTTCTGAAAAAAGTATTGAAAGTGCTGAAATAATAATACAAAAAAATAAAACAAAAACTTTATCAAAATATTATGATTTATTTGCATTTGCAAAATTAATTATTTGTTTAGCTGAAAAGAATAATTTAAAATATCCAAAAAATTTTGTAAATAAATTATTAAAACCTTTTTATATTTCTGTTTAAATATAAAAATCTATATAAGAACATTTTTATAATAATTAAATAGGAACAAGAATACAAATCCTATAATGTCAAATTTTACAATGTATCAGGAAAAACTTCGCAAACAACGTGAAAATCCGGAAACATCACGGGCTGGATTAAAATGGGAAGTAGAGGAAGATAATGCTCTCATTAATAAAATTGATGAAGATGTAAATATTGAAGACATTGCTAAACAATTACAAAGAACATCAGGAAGTATTAAAACGCGTCTTATTGTTAAAGCTTTAACTCTAATTGACGAGGATCATTCAATTACTCTTGATGAAGCAGCGGCAAAATATAAAATTACAACACAAGATATTCAAGCATATCAGGCAAATAAAAAGAAACGTCAACTTACAAATTCTATTCGTAATAATCCTGTAAATCTAAATATGATTTATTCGCTACTTGTTGAAATTAATAGTAAGCTTTCTTAATTAAAGTTTTTTTCTTTTTTTTCATTATTTTTATCTATGTAAAAATAATGTTCCTAATATAGCTAATAAAATAATAAATAATGCAATTGAATATCCAACAATATAAAAGTAATATATTATATTTTCACGAACAGTCATTCCACAATCGCATTTTATTTCTTTTAATTTATGAATATAGATTAATAATCGTACTATCATTACAAATGCAATAATACTTACAAATAATGAAATAATAAATAATATTCCTGAATTTTCAAAATCATTATTAGCAATCATAAATATACCAGCAATAATTTGATAAACAATTAAGAACATATACCATTCTTTAAGATAAAGACTTTCATCAATATTAGCACATTTGCATTTATCAACTTTAATTAGCCAATCTAAGATGAAAAAAGATATACCTATAGTTAAAATAACTCCAATAATTCCAATTATATATGTACTAGATGATGAATTATTAGATAATTTTTTAGAAGAACTACTGAAAGAATTACTAATCATTGGTAATTTACTTAAGCTTTTACTTTTAGATGGCATTATCTTATTTAATGTAAGATATTTATTTAAATAAATAAGTTAAAAGCGATAATATTATAAAAAATAATATTATTGAGAATACAACGATATAATAATAATAAATTATATTTTGTTGTTTATTCATTCCACAATCACAATTATTTTTTTTTAATTTACTAATATAAATTAGTAATCTAATTATCATAACAAATGATGTAATACTTAATATTGTTGAAAAAATAAATAATAACATTAATGTTGTATTATTTTTAGGTATAGAAATATTAAATAATATCATCATAAACATTATTAGTTGATAACAAACTAAGAATAAATACCATTCTTTAAGATAAAGACTTTCTTCAATATTAGCGCATTTGCATTTATCTACTTTAATTAGCCAATATAAAATGAAAAAATTTATACATAAACTAATGATAATAGCAACTAAAGTAATATAATATGATGATTTAGTTGTAGTATCATTATTAATATCAAAAAAACTATCCGAAATATTACTTAAACTTTTTTTATTTTTAGATGGCATTTATCTTAATTAATATAAGATTTTTATTTAAGATAAATGAGAATATAATTTAATAATGTTAAGTAGAAAATTATTAATTAAATATAATAAAGAAAATAATGAAATTAATGATTTAAAAAAAGAAATTAGAGAATTGAATATTAGATTAAAAAATAATAAAAACTTATGTTCAATATGTTATGAAAATAAAATAAATATTTGTTGTATTCCATGTGGTCATACATATTGTGATATATGTATTTCAAATACTAAAAATTGCTATAATTGCAGAAGTAGCATTACCCGAATTAATAAGATTTTTATTTAAAAAAAATGAAATTGAATATTATAAAGTTTTTATCTATCTATAATGGATACTGCTAAACTTTCAAAAGCATATATTTATATTATTTATCCATCTAATTATAATTTAGAAGATATTAATACTAGACAATTTTATATTGGTAGTTGTTTTAATATAAAAGATACTAAAGATAAATTTTATAATGATCTTTATAAAGGAACTTCTGAAAAGAAAATTATGCTTATGAGAGAATATATGACATCATATAAATTTAATATTAAAGAAGAAAAAGAAAAAGCAAATGATAAAAAATTATGGCAATTTAGAATATTATTCTTTAGTGCTAATACTTGCACTAGACCTTTATTAAAATCATTAGAAGGATTATATATTTATTATTATTATAGTATTTTAAATGATGAAGATATTACATTTAATCCTTCTAATATTACTGTTAAAGAAAATGAATTCTTTGATAAAATAGGAATATTAAAGCATTTATCTGGATGTTATACAACCTTTACTTTTGAAGATCTTATTTATGATGTTAATCCATATACTTTAATCAAACGCAGTGCAACATTAAAACAATTTTTACATATTTATAAAGAAATATGCGAAAGAAAATCTATACCTAAATTTGAAGATATTGAACATCTATCTTTTCAATATTTTTATGATGATGAATCAGAACCATTATATCCATGTTATGAACCTGGACCATCTGATAGACCATATAAATGTAAATGGTGTGATAAAACTTATATAAATTATGATAGGCATTTATATGAGCATTTAATAACAAAACATAAGGAAATGTATGATGATACGTTAGATAACTTTAAAAAAGAAAAACCAAAATAATTATTTTTTTATTTATAATAATAAATAATATAATATACCTATTAATATTATAAATAATATCAGAGAAAATGCTACAATATACCAATAATAAATAAAATTTTCTAATTTTGATAATCCACAATCACATTTTATTTCTTTTAATTTATGAATATATATCAATAATCTTATTATCATTATTAAATTAATTAATGTTATTATAAGAGCTACAAATAATAAAACATTACTAAATTTTAAATTACCATTTGCAAGTACATAAATTAATAATGATATTGAAAATATTATATCAATTATAAACCATTCTTTAAGATATTTACCTTCTGGTATATGTGTACACGGACATTTATCAATTTTAAATAACCAATATAAAATTAATATTGTTAGTATTATACCAAAACCATTATAAGACATAGAACCTGAACCAGTAGCCATTCTTTAAATAAATGAAAATAAAATAATTACAAAAAATATTATTATTTTTTGCAATTATAACCTTGGAGAATTTATGAATCGACAACTGACACGCGCACTTCCTGGTGTCTGTGATAAGTAATTGTATCATCAATGCATAAGAAGGAGCCTGTTACAATAATCATCTTTGTTCGAGACGAAAATACGATTCGATTAAAAACGATATTGTCTTTATCATAGCTGATCTTGAAATTTCCGAGAAGATTTAAACTCTTGTTCATTGCTTTCATTTGCATCTGGGCATTA